GGATTAAACTGTTGCTGTTGAGGCTGATTAAAAAATTGTCCCAATGCACCTAAACCAGCAAAGCCAGTTGTTAATCCTGCTTGTAGGGGGCTAGGCGGTGGAGCAAAAGTCGTTGTTACTTGTTGTTGTCCAGCAGGTACCGCCTGGACAAATGGTAACAAGGACTGGTACTGAGCAAGCGGGGCCTGTTGGGCTTGCAGGGCTGCCCTTCTTTGTGCATCTAGCACGGCCTGTTGTTGTTGCTGCTGTTGTGCTCCTACCCCTAGCAACTGTGAAATATCCGCTTGTTGTGCCATTTGAGCTTGTGTGCCCAAACCAGCTAATGCCTGTCCTGCTCCAAATTGTGCTGCTTGTTGTTGTCCAGCCATTTGTTGCTGTAATCCTGCAAGCCCTGATCTAGCACCTGCTAATGCTTGTTGTGCTCCTAATGCTTGTTGACCTGCCTGGCTTAATGCCTGTTGTTGTGTTGAACCCAAACCAGCTAAAGTTTGACCCAATGTTTGTTGTGCACCCAATCTTTGACCAGCCAATCCAGCTAATCCACTAGCTGCTTGTCTTTGGGCCTCTAATTGTCTACCAAATTCACCCATGCCTGCTTGTTGAGCTCTTTGGAATCCAGCGGATCTAATGCCGCTAACAGCCTCTCCGAGGCCACGGCCCAATGCTCTTTCTCTTTCACCAGCCATTAGTCGAGCCCTAGAACCAAAAGCTGATTCTCCACCTCGACCAATATCTGCTGCTCTAGCAGCTATGTCTGCTTGTTCACCTCTTTCTAAAACATCTCTTATGGTTTGTTGAACGACACGCTCTTCAAAAGGATCGTAAAATTGTTCAGTCATTCTCGGATCATAACCACCGAGAGTTCCTCTTAATAATGCTTCAGGATCTCTTAATCCTGCACCAAATATTCCTGTGGCTCCTCTAGCGATCTGTCCTGCTTCACCAAGGGCACCAGTAAGGCCAGCTAAACCACGGCCTCTAAGAGCTTCTGCTTGGCCTACACCGCCTAAAACATCTTGAACGGCTCTTCTTTGTTCTGCCTCTGCTCTGCCAAATCCTTGACCTAAAGCACCAAGACCTCTTTCATAAGCCTGTCTTGATTGTTGTAAATATGGATCTTGAACGCCAGTCTGCCTGGCAATTTCCATGGCTCTGAGTTGATCAGGAGTTAATCCTGCGATTTCTTCAGGTATTACCCTGGCTTCACCCTCAGGTGTAAAAAAAGTTCTCTCAGCGGCTCTAAATGCACCAGGTATGAATCCGCCTCGTCCATCTAAACCAAAGAGTAATTGTCTTGATAATGGATCCAGGCCAGCTTCAATACGAGTTGCACCACTGACAAAAGGCATGGCTTCACCACCCTCCTGGAACATTTGAATGTTTGGCATTCTTGACTGTAGGTTTGATAAATCAATATTTTCACGAACATAGTCTTGAATAGATTCCCTTGTAGGAATTTGTGGGATATTTTGCATATCAACCTGCGGCATAGCTCCTGGCATTGGTTGTGGCATTTTTTGACCAAATATAGAAATATTTTTTAGTCTATCCATTAAACCAGCAATACCCGAAGGTGCTGCGGGCAATCTTTCTGCTCTGCCTTCTATAATTGAAGGCATGCTTCCTCTAAAACGCATGTCACCCATTATTGGTTTTGCCATAGGCAATCCACGAAATAAACCGCCACTACGTCTTGGGATATTACCAGGGCCCATATCTCTTACAACGCCTCTAGGCATTTGAGCTATTTGCTTTTTCATGCCTTTTCTTATTTTGCTTAAAAATCCCATTAACTTGCCCTCGCAGTTTCTGCAAACATATCCATGATTTGATACATAAGCTGGGTTCCTCTTTCCCTATCTTCTTCAAAAGATGGGATCAAACTAATAATTCCGTTTTCGCCTTTTTGTAATTCATAAGAACCAGCACCTCTAACGGCACGGCCTGTCATTACAAATTCACCGTCTGAAAGCATGGCTGGTATTTCATCAGAAGTTTCGGTTCCAGGGCCATTAATATCGCCATTCATTCTGTCAAAATCATCCATGTCAATTTCAACTTCCATTTCACCGCCTTGATTCATCATAGCTACAGCACCACCGTCAGCAAAAGCCTGAACTGGTCCACCGTATGCCATGCCTCCTGAAAGTTGAGGTATTGTGCCTTCAGGCAATAAACCAAACTCAACTGGATTAGGTGCTTGTTGGCCCATTCTTCTAGCAATTTCTGCTTCAATGTTGTATCGACCTGTTGGCCCCATAGTCACCAATGGTGTTAAAGGAACGCCTTTAGCTTTTTTGGCTTCTTCATAGGCTAACTTACCGAATAAACCAGCAAGTCCAGCTGCTCCGACATCGCCAAGGCCAAAGCCTCCTCCCATGCCACCAGCACCACCAGCACCAGGAAGTAAACTTCCTAGGCTTCCGCTCTGAATTGCATCCTCTAATCGTTGTGGTAAAAGTTTTCTGCTTAAGAAACTTCCTAAACCGCCCCTTTGTGGCATCATGCCTGATTGACCAAGGTTTTGTAATATTTCAGCTTCACTTGCACCTTCGGACAACAGTCTATCTATTCTAACTTGTGTTGATGGATCTGCTCCTGCATAAATATCTTGCACGCTTTGTTGTGGGCCGCCAAATAAACTTCCTATGCCAGCTTTAGCACCTGAACCAAGTGCTCTGAATTTATCAAAAAATCCAAGGTCTTGAAATCCTCCTGGTCCAACCGCTTTACCGCCAACACTTCCCAAGCCTCCTATTCCGCCCATAAGTTTGCCAGTACCGTAACCACCAAGAGCACCACTAATGGCTCCACTTAAACCTTTACCTGCTGCAACATTGGTTGCTGCACCTATTCCTGCTGCCAATACTGGGCCAACTCCTGGAATAAAGTTTGCTAATGGTCCTGCAACGGGTGCGACCTTTTTTACAACCTTTTTAAGAGCTTTGCCTATCTTTTTAAATATACCGAATTCTTCCAAACCAGTCATTGGATTCAAAGTAGCAATACCACTTCCAACCATTGCAGCACCTGGATCTAAATTAAATTCATCAAATTTTGCTTCCACTTGGTTTTCGAATTCTGCATCTTGCATAAACTCAGGGGGCAATACAACCTCGCCTGGTCTTAAATGAGCAAGAACGGTATCTTCGCCTGTACCTTCTGCGGCCAACATTTGTGCCTGTTCAAATAAAGGAGCTTCTTGTTTTTGCTCTCCTGTTTGAATTAACTGTTGTAATGTTTGTTGCTCTTCAGCATCTAAAGGAATATCACCCATCATTTCCATCATAGGATCACCCATCATTTCCATCATGGGATCGCCACCTTCTTGCATCATGACAGGCTGACCTTGCATTTCTTGAATTCTTTGCATGATCATCATTCTTTCTTCATCACTCATTTGGCCCGACATATCAGGCATAGGTGCTGGAACTGATTGCATTTGTTCTGCATTTAATTGAACAGGTGGAGAAATTTTTGGCTTTCTTAATAAAAGGTTTCTAATTTGCTCGTCTATCATATTAGGTGCCGTCATAAGTTGATTGATGGTTTGGGGGCTTCTTTGCGTAACAGCTTCCTCGACTAAACCGACATCTATGCCAGCTTCTTCAGGTAACATTTTTTGTATTCTTTCTTTTAACTCTATATCCATTATGGTGTACTAACTGTTACTGCTCCAAGGCCTGAAGTTACTTCAAGACCAGTTAAATATACCTGGAGACCATATAGATCTCGCCATTGCGTACCATCATAAGCCTGATGAATACCCAATGTGGTGTTAAATATTATAGCACCAGTTTGAAATTGGAGTTCCGACTTTTGTGTCTCATTAAAAAGAGGCACAGCATCAGGATCCACAGCACCCAAATTAATCTCTAAAATACGAACCAAACGATTAAAAACATCAGGCGTTACTTCGTTTGCAGCGAGAGGTAAACGAGTAGGAAGCAGTTTAGACATTACCTTCTACCTGAAGGTTGAACATCTAATCTTGTCGAACCAAGCCTCCATCTAAAGTCTTTTTGGTTGGCCTCTACAACATTATCATCATCAGATTCAAACCGCAGCACAAATTGACGGCCACGACTTCTTAAAAATCCTTCAGTGCTATTTGTGGTAATTTGTGTTGTTGAGTCCGTTGTTAAAGATTGGTTTGAAAAATCTCTACGCTTTAATACAAAATTAATAGTAGGAGTGTTAGATGTTGTGTCCTGTAAAAATTTTACATCAGGCAGGACTTTTTTAACAAAAGCAAAATTTTCTCCATCGCCTATATCTAAATCAGCGGATTCAATAAATACATTTGTCATTGGATTGTTGTCATCATTAGATCCTTGCTCATGTGTGTATAAATAATATGAAGATGATCCGCCTGTTGCTCTTGGTTTATTTTCAACACCGCCCTCTAACCAAGCATAGCGGACCAAGGATCCGATGGACCAAACATTTTCTTCATAGTTATAAATAACATATCGTGATATTTCATTAGTATTATCTTCCAGGCTTGGATAGAAAAACCACACTTCGCCAAACTCTTGGTTTAATGCTGCAAAGCATTTAAACGATTGCGTAAGGTTTAAATCAGAAAAAACATAGTCTTTTACGCTGCATGAAACTTTTTGTACAGCACCGTTGTAAAGGTAAAAGCCTTGTTTGCTCATAAAAAAAACACCAGCGGGTGAATTAATTGCTGCTTTAGGTGAGATAAGTCCAGTGCCCTCATTTATAAGATTCAAACCAAAGGTTAAAGGTGGCCCAATAAATTGCATTGAGTAAAGAGATGTATCAGTCCATATTAAAACTTCCTGTCTTGATTTTATGCCGCCAATAATTTGCGATCCACTTGACAGCCTTACTGAACCAGCGGTATTTGTTGACAATGCCTCAAATTCAAGTGCATTTTCTTGATCGCTAAATGCTACAAGCATTGGATCTATAGATCCTGTTCTTGTCCCGCCTGATAATGGATCAGCACCCAAAACGATTAAATGTCTGTCAGTTTCAGAAGTAATCACTTGTAGCCCAACAGTGGGAACTTGGTTTGCTCCCGAAATCTGTGAAAGTTCCACGGCCCTGGTGTTTAAGCCGTTGGTCTTATCCCAGTAATAAATACCACCAGCCCTGGGATTTATCACAAGATCTTCACCAAAATTATCGTGTGACCAAAGCCTTAATTGGTTTGTTGCTGTTAAAGCTGAAGTAGATCCAAAAGGACCGCTATTCCATACATTCTGACCCCAACCAGTAGATTGAACAAAATCGTCTAACCCAACATTGATCTGATATGTTCCAACAACACTGGCTCCGCCATTGCCCGTATCACTGGAGTTTGCAGTAACAGTAACTCCTGAAGTATCTTTAGCTGTAATATTGTAAGAATCTGCATCTATAACAAGACTAATTTGGTATTCTTGGTTTAAAACATCGGCTGTAATTAAGCCGCCTAACGACACGGCACCCGAAAAGGTTACAAAGTCGTGATTCTCTGCACCGTGTCCTGTATCTGAAACCGTTAAAGTTGATGATCCATCAGTAGCACTAAAAGTAACATCTCCTGCTGCTGTGGTAGATCTAATCGGGGTTATATCATTAAAAACAGAACCTGCTTCAATATAATATTTCCAGGTTGTGCCCAAACCAAGTAACTTAGTTCCATCTAATGCAATCCATGAATGCAAAGCACGACCAATGCCTTGAAAAGTATTTTCAACAGCTTTTATCCAGCCACCGACTTTTTCAGCAACACCTTTACGGAATCTAATTAAATTAGCATTAACCCAACCACCCTCTTCAGAGTAATCAGTGTTCTCTTTATTGATTCCTGCTTTGAATTTAAAACTTGCTAAAGGCATACATAAATTTCCGTTTAAATAGAACCAAGTTTATCACATTGCTGTAATACTCTTGGTTTCTATGATTTATGTACTAAGCAAGTCTTATAATTGCACCTGTGGCCGTTGGGCTTGGAAAAACAATTGTAAAGTCACCAGCGGTAGATGTTTTTTCTCCACCAAAGCTAATTGCTGTAACAGCTGGAT